ATATTGCAGATTTTCCTAATGAAAAAATATACGAACATACTGGATTACCATATCCGCCACACGAACATAATGCAACGTCAAACTCGTCCTTTATGTTTTTTATTTCTTCACAAAATTGGTCAAATTCTATAAACCAATCGCGGCTTTTATTCATTGCATTCGTTTGCGGAGGTTTTAAATATACAAATGTACATCCTGGAAACAAATCTACAGGATATACATTACTTGGTTGTCGTTTTATACTTTCTATAAATGCAGATATAATGAGAATACGCTTATTTGCTAAAGCATGTGTCCACGGTTTAGGTTGGATATAATGAAATATATCAAACGCTAATGCCGAAATGGTTTGTTTTTTATAGGTGTTCGTGATTATATCGTGCGATTTTTTAATATATTTATATACATTTCCCCATGGTTCCCATCCCGCATACACCTCACAATCATCAAATGCATTGGTATACCATATTTTATAAAGATCTACAGAATCTTTAGATTCAAATTGGATGCCTGCATTTTTTTTCATTTTTCCACATAACTGCTGAAGGTCTTGATAATTATGGGTAGTTACAAAATTATTTTCAATACCAGCAATTCTTGGTATGATATACGGAGTTGTTTTATTTGTTATATAATTATATAATTGTGTATTGCAGTTTGTAAATGAATATGTATTGATCATCTCATTCGTCACTGTATCTGGATTCAACGGATATATACTAGTTATATTCGCTGGAATAATAAACATGAACGGAAGAGTTAATTTAGATTGCGAATAATTACGTTCTGCGTTAGCGTGACAATGAAATGTTTTTATCAATAATGGATCATTATATATTTCAAACCCAATAACGGTAAATAAATAATTTACTTTATTATCACAACCAGGCGTTCCCAATTTAATTTTAAAGATAGATAATTGTTTCGCGGTAAATGCATGGTTAGAATGAACAATCCATGTATCTTGACTATCTGATCTATAGTCAGTAGGATTTTCTTTTCCGTATAATAAATAAGAATTTCCATTATTATATTCATATCGTAACAACGAATACATTTTTTTAGATTTGTGAATATCGGATTGTTTTATAGTTTGAATTGTTTCATCTACAAATATATCTGCATTCGCCAATATTTTATATCCTTGTATGTCATATTTCAAAAAATCGGCATACGTAATCCATGACCCAATATTGACTTGTTTAATTTTGTTGCTTTGAATTCCTAATTCTTCATCGGTATATATACGTTCATTCAACATGATAATACTATCAATATGCGGATTTTCTACATTTTTTTGTAATGCAAATTTAATTTCTTGGTAACGTTCTGGATTAGTATCAATATAAAATTGTGTGAATAAATGAATAGGGTCGGAGGATAGTGTTTCAGTCATGGCTGTAGATTTGGACCGTTCTATAATAAACATAGTTTAATATAGAAAAATGTATTTAAATGGATTTAGCGTCTGCGTGATTTTATACGTCTAACTCTACGGCGTTTACGCGATCGTTTACCTCCTAATCTAGGCGAATCTCTGCCTGGTGTACTCGCAAAATATGTACGGTCTCCTGGACGGGGTTCACTTACTGCTTCCACGTGCAATCCAGTGGGAGGGAGCATGGCATATATTGGTCTTGGTGGACCTGATGCAGGTGGTGGAACATCAGCTCTTACATCCATTGCAGCACCCTCTCCAAACTCAATGTCTGGAGTTATATTTTCTACAATACCTTCAAACATTTCAGATGATATATCTTTTAAAAACTGAATGAACGTGAGTAGAGGTGTAGATGCGCCTTCTACTGCCATAGCAGAAGCGCTGCCTACTCTATCCCCTAGTGATGTAAAAAACGCATTTAATTCACCTTGGTGTGCTTCTGATATAAAACCCAATATTCTATCTACAGTACGATTTATTTTTTCGTCAACATTGCCTACTCCTTGTCTTGCAGCAGCAGTAGCCGCAGCTGTTCCTGTTGTTAATTGTGCAAATCTAGCTTCTATTTCTCCCTTTATAGTCCGAAATGTATCCCTAAGTCTAGTAAATCCTTGTCCAGTTGCAGTTACAATACTTCTAAATGTTCCTTGTACTCTTCCCGCAATTCCTCCTATTTCTGCATACATCAATTCCGAATTGTTTACATATCTAGCCATAGCAATAAGAGGTGTCATTTGCATTAATTTACCACTTGCTTCTGCAACTCTTTTTACTCTAACACCAAAAGAATACATAAGAGATGTGGTAGATTGTGTTACTTGTAATCCTGCACTTGCTACTCTTTCACCTACGGGTAAAGATTGTCCAGCTACTTCCATAGTTAATCCAAAAATAGACTCTAATATTTTTAATGTAACTGTATCAATTCCATATAAAGCGGCTAAATTCTTTATACATGCAAAAGTAACATATCCTGCGCCTACTGAAGCTACTAATAAAGAAACCAGTATTGTGGCTTTTACTACTAATCTTAAATTTGGGTTTTCTTCGGCAGCCATCATACCACCCCTTCGTTTTGTTTTACGCCTTCTTCTACCACCAAAATCGTCTTCCATTGCCATTTGCGATGCTACTCCATGGGGTGTGGCAGGTGGTTCACCGTGTTTAGGTGAAGAAGGTCTACTGACAGATGCTGCACCAAGATCTACAGCACCAAGAGGTGCAATATCACCAGAATAATCTAATATAGGTGTTTTTAACCCAATACAATCATATGTATATACTAATAGACAATCGGCAAGCTTTTTATCTGGTACAAGACTACGACTTAAGTCGGTATTTAAAAATTGTCGTGGGTCAGTTACAAAATTGCGTCGTTGGGCTTCACTCATATATAATAAACATATTTTTTCCTAAACAAATTAAATTTTGATCTAAGATGGCGAAAACATGTCTTTTACTTTTTGTTATTCAAATACATAACCCGTTGAATAACGCAAACTATTTTATCTACGTTTTATTTTTATAGATTTTCTACGTTTTCTTTTCTTTATTTTTGTTTTTCCACCGTAATTTTCATTATCTTCTAAATAATATTGGCGTGGACTAGATGATGATCGGCGTTTAAATGGTGATACCCATGATTCAGGTGGCAATGTGGCTGCTGTATTTTCGGCTGATTGTATTGGACGCAATGGAGATCTAGATTGGTATTCTGATTCAGGTGGCAATGTGGCTGCTGTATGATCTCCTGATCGTCTTGCAAACCATGGAGATTGACCTGATTCAGGTGGCAATGTAGCTGCTGTATGTTCTTCTGCTCGTCTTGCAAATGGAGATGTAGGTAATGTGGCTGATGTATGATCTCCTGATCGTTTTGATCCGCGTAATTCAGCTGATTGAAAACCAGGTTCAACATACATCATTAGAACTTCGGGTCTTTTCCAATCTTTAGGTGGCATTACATACAATAAAACTCTACCAATATCTTGTGTATTGGTCATAGTTGCCCTGATACTATTTATACCAGGTATATCAGTCATTATGCCATTAGGAAGTTTAGTATATATAGATTGTCCTTGGCATAAAATATAAAATACGCGGGAAGGAGGTGTTTGATTCTCTGGATCGGAAACGTCCGAAGGTTCCGTATCATAGGCTGGAGTACCATATACATATTCATGTTTGATACCTGTAGCATCTATTAGTTCATGTCCTTTCTTAAAATAAATCGTACACCATTCCCAATATGTGAAATAGTTTAGTTTGCGTCTAAAATCATAATTATCCCAATTCATAGTATTTATTAATATTAAATTTTAATCCATGATGGCGGAAACATATCATCTACTTTTTTATCATTGTTCAAAACTCCAAACCAATCTGATGGATAGCAAATACACTTTTCTGGATTTCGGTTTAAATATGCTCCCCACCAACTAAATGTACTGTTTGCAATGATATTATGTTCCGAACAACTCATTAACAATAATTGTTCCCAATCTTTCATTTCATCCGATGCCTTAAAAAAAGAAAGATCAGGAAATTGTTTTTTTATTTTACGCAATCTCTGTTTGACTGGAACATTATCCTTTTCTTCGCAAAAATAAATAATATTCCAATCATTCTTTTTTGTTCGCTTAATAATTTCTTGTATCGCTTTGATATAATATGTATCTTCTAAAATGGTATAATGAAATTGTAATTTTGTATAATCTCCGATACGAAAATGAAGAGAAATAGTTTCTTTAATTGTCAAGTATTTTGTTTTAATCATTTCTTGTTCCATTTTTAAATTTAATTTTTTGAAAATATTGTCAAAATGTTTATCAAAATATTTATAGGATTGAAAATATCCAAATAAAATAACATTCGTTTGTTTGGGCAATAGATCATATTGAAATCTTTTTTCCATGAGACGAGGAAGTGAACCAGGTTTTAAATTTGCATCTAATGCTCCTGCCAATTTTTTAAACACACTGTCCCAATAAGGTGGGCGATCACGTTCATCCCATTTCATTGTAGGTATGACTAATTTTTCATTGTGTTCTATAGCGTATGCAATAGCAGTAAATAGTTGAAAAAACTGATTTCCTAAACCAGCTTGTAAAAAAATAGAAATCATATATAGTAATTTAATGTATTAATTTTTATATTCTAAACTAATTTCATATAAATTTTACCCAATTCATTATTTCCTTTTAATCCTTCTTCACCCGTTACTTTATCCTTTGTGAAAAATCCACCCCACTCCATATCTCTCAATGAATAATGAAGTAATTGTTTACCTGAACTTTTTACTTGTTGTACTATGTTTGCAATTTCTGGATGTCGTGTTATTTTGTCTTGAATAAGTTCTTCCATAATTCCTATACTTACTCTGTTCCACTCTTGTATATTTAATTGTACACCTTCTTTTTCCATACGTTTGCGTTTTCCTAGAACAACAGCTTCTTTCCCAGACAATGTTTTGGATTCTTCGTATAATTTTTCCATAACAGCAATAGCTTTATCACGAGGTTCGCTATATTCATATTTCATCAATTGGTAAGCATGTTCAACCGATGGATATTCTCGTCCTTTATACATTACGTTTAATGGAGCTAAATTGGATAATAATTGCATATTTTTATCTTTGGATCCAGAATAAAATTGTGCATAATCTTCTTTTCTTTCTTGTTTATTTAGTTCACCTGGGTTTTTAGGTTCAGGGATTTTTTCAGGTTCTTTAGATACAACCGCTTTAGGTTGTTCAGGTTGAATGATTGGGCCTTCCGATTTACAAATTTCCAAATCGGGAAATGTATATGGCATTTTTACAATTGAAGTATTTACATTCGGTATATCAATTTTTTTGTATTTTAACCTACGTATCTCGCATAATATTGATTTTAATTGGCTGAAAAGAGGCGAAGGTATAAATTCCATACCCTTTATTTCTTCTATTAATATATCTCGTTTTTGTTCCAACTCACTTATTTTTTCTTGATTTGGGTATACAATTTCTTTATATGTATCTATACACTGTGTCACTTTCGCAAAACTATTGATATATAATTCTTTTAATTCCAATATATTGCTAGACTGTTCTTTTTTGTATCCAAATAAAATGTTGAATTTTTCGGCCAAAATATTATTAGAAATAGTTTCATATTCTTTTTTATTGTCATCATAAAATTCATTGTACATCATACATGTTTCAATTGGCAACGTCATATTTACTGCACATCCAGCGGTAGGACATATACCAATTAACATTCTGTCGCGAGTAATAAATTGTAATGTGTTCATATTGGCTTCTCTGCATTTGACACATTTTTTTTGAGATTTTTGTTTTTGTATGGCATCTTCATAAATATTTTTTAATCTATAGTATTCATTTAATTGAGGAACAACAGGTTTTTGAATAATTACTTTAAATGGTAATTTTTTTACCGAAAATTGTTTTGACATACTTTATATTTTTACTATTTTTAATTGTTTTGTAAATTTAAATTTTTCAACTGGTTTATTTCTACGTTTCAAATTACATTCCAAACAACTAATGACAATATTATCTTTATTGTGACCCATCATGTTATCAATTCTGTCTAATGTCCATTGAAGTTTGTCGTTCGGTTCATATCTAAGAAGTGTGGATTGTTGGCAATATAAACACTTCATTTTAGATACAATTAGCTTTTCTAATACAATATCGGGGGTTACAAAATGGTATTCACTATATATTTTATTTTTCATGTCTTGTTGTTTATATCCATTTAGTTTTTTATGAATACAAGTTGGTTTAATATTGCCTAAATACATTTCATTTAATTCCGACATAACTGTTTATTAGAAATAATAAATTGATATTAAATAATTATACATATATAATGTATAATGATTATCCCAGTTCGTTGCTTCACTTGCGGAAAAGTAATTGGCGACAAATACAGATGGTATTTGGAACAGGTAGCCGATATAAAATCTAAACAAGGAAAAACCGATAAAAACGAATATTTTCATTTAGATTTTACCGGGGAAACCGCTGAATCTATTGTATTGAAACGACTTAAATTGACTCGGCAATGTTGCAGGAGGCACATGCTGACTCACGTAGACATTGAGTAATTTATTTTGAATTAACCATTCATCTAATTGTTTTATATAGTTTACGCGATTCATAGAATCCATTAGCATTCTAGGATTATATGTTTTTTTGACAAATTCTTTACGAAATAATTGATAACATACACTAAAATTTACACGAGAATACATTTCCATGGCTTCGTATTGAAACAATGGTTTTCGGGTTCTTTGATTTACTGAGTTATGAAAAGTATATAACATTTTTTTAAATCCTTCTTTATCAGGCGGAGGTTGTTTAATCAAATTCATATATTGGGTTGCATGATTTGCGCAATCAGGGCACGGTAAAATAGAACAAATATTTTTAATATTACCTAACAATTCATGTTTTATCAATAAATAATGATCGGGATGAATTTTTTCTATTAAAGTATGGAAAAAAAACCATGTGGGATTTCCCCAACTTTTAGACATGTTATTATAAAATATTTTAAATTAAATAATGTACTATTTTATAACATACTAAATTATCAAAAACTAATTTATCTAAAACCCATTTAGATTTACTTATCAATGCCATTTTTTTGCTATATATTTTAAATTCTTGAATTAATTCTTTTATTCCCCAACAAGGTGTCCAGTCGCAAATAACCGATTTACAGCAAATACATTCTATATTTAAATCATGTAATTCTATATAAGCTTTATATTTTACAAACAATGCCGAAAAATAATCCAAATAATTTGTATTATACACTTTTAAAATGGGAGGACGAAATGGATAATATAATGGTAACGTTAAAGTTACATTTGGCATAATTTCCATATTTTTAAATTCAGGATTATGCGAAATATTATACGAATCCGTTTTAGTTTCTTTCATATATCTGCGAGTTCGCGAATCCATTTAATATATACACCATGAAATATTTAATATTAAATTTTTACATAATTTTCATATTCATCCCAAGTATACGATCCCATTCGCGAATTACAATTGGCACATATTGGTCGCAAATTCTCCAACGTCTTTTTACCACCTTTACTTTTAGGTATAACATGCCCGCAATGAAATGCAGAATCATCATGTTTGAATAAAATAATACTACAATTTGGCAATGGACACTTTCCATGCAAAGCTTCCCCATATTCTTTTTCCCATACTTGCAATCTTAAATTGTGATGCGATATCATAGATGTATACATTGTATTTATATTTTAATCTTTTTAAATATTTGTTATAGTTTTATACCATATGATTAAGCCACAACATTGATTGAAATTACAGAATTATGAAAAATAAATATATAATAGTATATAATGACGAATAGAGTAATACATGACGCTATACTAGAACATGTTGTTGAAACTATTAAAAATACATATAATAATCAAGGTGTTGATGCAGCAAGACAAATGTATGTTGAAATTAAAAATATTTTGGATAGTCATCATGATACTTTAAACCTTGCAAAACTAAATCGTGATTTGGGAGAGTATTATCGTAACATTATAATTATAAATGGAGGAAAACGTAAAACACGACGAAAAAAACGCAAACAGTCCCGTCGTAAATAAAGTTCATTTCAATTACTAATTCAACAAAAATAAAAAATTTTATTTTTGTTCAAAATACGTTGCATTTGTACCACATTCGTGATTTCTTGCATAGATAACATCTTCAAACACAATTTTCCCATTGATCAAATTTTTACTCCCAAATTTCGTACACTTCCCATACATAAAATCATTGTAACTATTATCATACTTGAAATTTTTACAATCTTTGCATACTGGCTTATCCACATTCTTGATAAACGACGGATTTAAAAAGAAAAGTGTTGTAAACTTCATATTATATATGATGTGGATTTTTTAAACCTTTTGTGTAAAAGATAAAGATGAAAACCTTGCCTGATCCTCGCGAAATCGGCGAATACTCTCTTGGCTTACCGTCACACCAGAAAATTGTTCATAATCTTGTGGAGAAGCAAAAAAGAGTCGGCAGGATTCCTTCGGGTCAAACGGATCATTCGTCATTACACAGTAAAACCGCTTTTCATCCGTACTGCCAATCAAATACTTGCTCTCTTCTCCTGTGATTGCATTTAGAATAGGCCGATGCAAACTTGTAATAGGCTGGTAATGTAGTTCCTGATAGTCTGGGACATACTTTTCTCCTTCCTTCTTTGAACGCTTTTCTCGCTTTGTCTTGGTGGCAGTC